TCACTCTTCTTCTTGTACTCCTGCTTCATGATGATCTGGATCTTACGTATGTCGAGATCAGGTTCATCACGAGTGTGAGCAGCGAGGAGCATTTCAAGAGGCTTACGGAAAACTCGATTGCGCTGGTTTTCAATATGGCATACTTCAAAAAATTCGGAGTTCCAGGGAACAGGAGCGGATAGTTGAAGAGCACGGCAGAGAGCATTCCAAAGGGCAGGGCCGGCAAGGACGGAGGCATCAGCAAAATTAGCTCGATTTTGTTCAGGAGTCAAAAGGGTGATGCGCTTCTCAATGGCGGCAGCGAAGGTGGCAGCGTCATCTCGACGGAAACGATGGAATAAGGGAAGAAAGAAAGGATCGGTGGGATGGAGAGATCTATCAGAGGAACTAAGGAGTGACTTGAAAGTTGGGAGATCAGGGAACTGATTAGAAAGTAGCCCCTTACGTACTAGCTCACGGTCAGTACGATCTCGAATAAGGGAAGCGAAGTGGTCTCGAAGAAAGATAGGATCCTCACGGGGGAAGGTGGAAGCAAGGGGAGGCTCGAGAAAAGGAAGTGAAACAGGAGAGTGACCAGCAGGCGGGAGGACTTCACGAAGAAAAGAATACAGGGAAGCAGACTGGGGGAACTCATCAAGTAGACGATCAGGTGGAGAGGAATCCAAACCGAGAGTAGGCATGTCGAAGAGACCCTCAGGAGAAGAAGAATCACCGCCACGCACACGGAAGGTAGGGAGACGATCACCACGAATCTTGCGACGAATGAAAGGAAAACGAGCAAGATCAGGAAGTGAAAGGGGATCCCAAGAAGTCCTCTCACCAGCGCAAGCGGCGAAAAGAGCACGAAGAAGGGGACGAGAATGAATGAGAGTGAGGTACTCATTGATGAGAGGAAAACCACGAAGAAGGAAAACGTTACCTCGAGATCTGGTGAGGGCAGTGAACCAAGTACGATCATCAGCGAGACGGATGGCGTCAGGAGTGATGAGGATGGTGACAGCATCAAAGGTAAGTCCCTGAGATGAAGACCAGGTCTCAACAGTGGAACCGGAGACCCCAGAGATCAGAAGCTTATTGGACTGAGAAGGGGTAAGAATGGGCATGGGACTACCGTCAGGAGAAAGGACAGGCAGATCGGTGTAGATGAAACGACCAGGATGGGGAAGAAGAGAAGGAATCTTAAAGAAACGAGCGACATCAGAACCAAGACGACGAGTGCCGGTGAGATAGGCAAAGCAATGAGGAGCGAAATGAAGAATCTCAGGGGTGTATTTAGTAGTATTATTCAAAACGCAATCGGAATTGGGCTCATGATGGAGAGTTTGAGTAGGATCACCAAGGAGCACGATCATCTTGATATTAGGATCGGCGCCAAGAAGAGCATCGACATAGCCGGGGGGGTACTTACCGATCTCGTCAATAATGGCGACGCCACGCGTGCCCTCCCAAAGAGCTTTCTCAAAGGTCTCGGCGTAAAAACCGGGAGTAGCACGGACGGTCTCAGTGCCTTTGAAGTGAAGAGCATCAGCCCATTCCTGACGAAGAGTGGTGGTGGGAGAAGTGATAGAAAAATAATGTTGGCGATGAAGAAATTTGGAAGCTAAAAAAGTCATGAAAGGATGGGACTTGCCAACACCGGGTTGACCGAAGATGCAAAGAATAGG